AATCATCCTTATTCGAATCTTCTGGTTCTTCTGGCTCTTGTGGTGCAGATTCTTGATCTTTAGGTTGATCGCCTCTTGCTGGATTTTTAGAAAAAACGTTGGGAGTTGTAGCGGACATAATTGGATTATCCATCATGTCCTTAATGCCTTTATTCTTGGCAAGTTTTTTTGCACGCTTCTTCATTACAGCAACAAATTCTGGACTTAATGGTTCAACACTCTCGCCTTTAGAGTCAATAGTATAATCAATCCCTTCAACCAACGGTTTTTGTTTATCAATACCGTGAAGTTTATTGATTATTTTTGAAATGTTGCTAGCAACTTTAGTTTTAGGCATTTATCGTTTCATTGAAGCTTGTTGTTTTATCTTTTCGTTTTCTTCTTCAATATACTGAATTAACATACTAACGTAAATATCTCGCTCCCACGGTAACATGTTTTCAAGTTCCGTTAGTGAATACTTATGGTGTTGCATCAAAGAGAAATTAGTTTTATAGTAATTTCTCAGGTTGTCATGACAAAATATTACCCGAAAAAACTTTCGAGACCTTCCATACTAATCGTATGGTCAAAACCGCATTTACTACATTTCATTTCAACTTTTTTATCTAACTTAGGAAGATGATTGAAAAACTCTTCCAATTTTGAAAATTGTTCCTGGCTTAAGGACTCAATGAAAGCCATTAATTCTGCCTTAGTTGATTCGTTAGCATTATAATACTGTTCACCATCAAAAATCCATTCGATACTGTCAATCACCACTTCAAAAGCAATATCAACAGCTGAATCTTTTTTACTCAGTTTTTCAACTAAGGAGAATTCTGGATATTTCATTTTGATAGAAATCTTGTCGGTCAAATTGATTATATCTTTACTGGTTGGATCAATATTGACCTTAATATCCAATAAATTAAATTTGGCTGACATTTTATTGTCACATTGTTTTCCATCAACTTCATTGGTGCAAACATATTTGTTTTCAACAATTTCACCAACCGAACGAGCTCTCAGATTAACAAAATAATATTCAACGTCAATAACCGGCAACCGGTCAATATCAACATCTTCAGTAATGGTACAATTCGTCAATACTTGTTTGATGTTTCTTTCAATGGTTTCTTTATCATCGGCTTCTAGAGCCATCATCAAGTTCTTTTGTTCTTTAACCAAGAATGGTCTAAATCGAATGTGCTTCTTGGACAAAGGTAAATCTAATTCGTATACGGGGGTGTCAATTTTTGGTAAAGCCATTTTAAAACTCCTTTTTCAAATAAATCAAAATCTTGTTAAGTCAGTAACTAATCCTGATAACGCTCCTTGAGCCAAATTCTGTCCAAGGCTCTGCACAGTATTATTATTCCATTGTTTGTATGCAAACACTACAGCCAATTTATGATAACCATCAGATGTCCAGTCCATATCTAATTGGTTTATAGCAAGAGGAAATGCTTCTCTCAATACGGCCGCATAGGTTAGGTTGTTAGTAACGTCATATTGGTTGATTGATACATCAACCGCATAGTTTGCTTTATATTGAAAATTAAAATTGGTACTAGGATTGATCAATTCCATCCATAGGTCAAAAAAGATTTTCTCGTTCATGTCATCAGAAACGATAAATGTCAAAGTAACTTCTGTAAAGTTGGTACGGTATGGAAACTTTTCAACGGGAGCTGAACCTAATTTCTTTTCGGCAGTTTCAAATGTTCTGCCTGGTAACTCAGCAGCTTCACATCGATAAGATAAATTTCTTCCATTGGTAATATATGGCGACAAAACAAGAGGTACTGGAATAGTTACATCAAATTTTGCCGGCCGAGCAACGTCAGTTTTAAAACTGGATTTAAAATCGTTTATACTACCTGCCATTTTAGTTCCTTATTTCTTCTACGGATTCTTGCCACACCCTACTGGCTCTGGCACCTTTAAACTGCTGGATTGGCAGAAAAGCTGCCACATCCCACTCGTTTGGCTGAATGGCAAGCATCCTAGATTGTATCTGATTAGTAAGATATCGTTTAATACACGGTTTGAACTCTTTAAGGCGCTTGGAGGCGCTTAAAATGTCATAGGTGACTCGTAACCTTTGAATATCATTTTTACTGTCATAGGTGGCGAAATCCAATAGTTTGGTCATAAATGCCAACCGATATCGGAGTGGCAGATAATGGAAGTTTAAACCGAGAAAACCATCATTATATCGTTCCAGTACCAAAGTTAATGGAAATACATCATAATATGGTAAATCCGCTTTGGTCTTAGGATCATAATAAAAACAATATAAACCACCCAGCATAAACTGGTTCGTTTGCCTGAACTTTTCTCTACTCATACCGCCAGGTATCGTAGAAGGATTACGAATATCAGCCAGTTTCTTCATCAACCAATCCATTGCTTCTCTGGACATAGTTTGAAGTTCGGCTGCTGTTTTTTGTTGTGCTAATTGTGTAAGTTTCGATGCCATCGATTATTTAGTTCATAGTCCAAGGTGGTCTTCGGTCACCAACTTAAATTCCCAACCACGATCCAAACAAAATTCTGTTGCGGCTTTCCATTTGGCCTGATTGACGGCATAGGTGGTAACTTCTGTAATATATTGTTTAGTTACTCTTTTACGAGGTTCTGGTTGAATTGTTTGTTTTTTAGGTTTGACCTCAAGCATCATTGTTTTAAATGTTCCCATTTTGGTTTTAACTTTGACAATGAAATCGGGAAAATATCGATGTTTCCGGCCGTCAACGGGGGATACATAAGGAACAATACATTCTTCGGATGCCCAAGAAATAATACTATCGTTTTGATCTAACCACGACATCACCTTACATTCCCAGGAACTTCTATAAATTATATTATTAGCGTCCCCAACATACTTTTTGGGGTTTTTTGGTATGAATCGTCCTGAATAAGCCATATAAATATATATTAATCAAACCTAAAGAGAAAACCATGGGTCTATCAGTTATTCCAACAAACATTGGCGGTGTTAACATTCCGTTGGCACAGTTACAAGGTCCACTAGCTAAATTATTTCAAAATCAGGACCCATCGAATCTTTTGTATCCTGCTGATTTAGCGTCAAATCCTGTAATGGGTCATGCGGTTCAGTTTTCGGTACACGATTACACAACAGGATTTGGAAATATGGCTCAAGATGTTATTTCAGTTGTTGCCAATGCTGCCAAAGGAGTGGCTGCTGGAGATGCGGCCGGCATTATAACTCAAGGAACTTCAGCCTTAATAACAGCAACAACTACAACCGCCGGTGCAGTAAACGCAGCAGGTAAAGTTTTACCATCTTTAGCTAAATTGGCTATTGCACAAACATACAGACCTGTTACAAAAACAGAAGCTTTGGCCACCATTTCATTGTTCATGCCAGACACGTTAGCGGTAACATACAATTCAAATTATACTGATGTTCATTTAACCGACATATTAGGATTAAAAGGATATGCTGGTAACGCATATCAAGAAATGGCGCAAAAAAATCCAACAACCGGTGAAGATTTTATAAATGCAATTCCTGGAAATTATGCAAAAGGAATAGCGGCAGCAGCATTGGATAAAATAAATTCAGGATTATTAGGAAAAGCTGGTTTAGGAGATATTGCATTAAATGGCATGGGTCTTGCGACTAACCCACAAACACAATTACTTTATAAAGGTATTTCTTTAAGGCAATTTACATTAGAATTTATAATGACTCCTAAGAGCACCCAAGAAGCGGAAACGGTAAGAAATATATGTGATACTTTTGCTTATTTTTCAGCTCCAGGATTGGCAGGAAATTCTGGTGGAGCTCCAGGACAATACTTAACTCCACCACAAATTTTTAAAATTAAATTTAAATTCTTAGGTGGTAATGGAGGTTTAATTGATTCGGTAACTAATGTTTTTAAATCTGCATTAAGCAATATTGGTTTAGGATTTTTAACAACACCAAATCCAACCGACACAATTACAAACGGCGCTCAAGCTAAAATTATGGTAGTCAATGATTGTTTTTTAGAAAATGTCAATGTTGATTATGCTCCAAACGGATGGGCAGCTTACAATGACGGATATCCTATTCAAACTCGATTGACTTTGACATTTAAAGAGAATCAGATTATTACTAAAGAAGATATTGCTAAAATGAATCCGGGAGTAGGAAATAGTGCTGTGGGTAATCAAATAGCTCAAGCAAACGGATATAAAAATTTAGCCGCTATGGATGCAGCCAATCCAGGATTAAATGAAGGTTAATAATGAAATATTTTAATACACTCCCCTCAATTATTACCGTAAATCCAAATGGATCTGCTGATGTTTTAAAAAATTTAGTTGTTCGGGCTAAATTGCTTACACAAATTGCAACAAACTCTTTAGTTTTTTACAAATATACGGTTCAAGAAGGTGATAGTCCTGAAATTGTAGCATACAAATATTATGGCGATCAATATCGTTATTGGTTGGTTTTGTTGGCCAATGAAGCTGTTGACCCATTATGGAATTGGCCGTTGACATCGAATATGTTTGCAAACTATATAGTTGACAAATATTCTGAAGCTGCCAACACTCAAAATGTATTGGAATATACTCAAACAAATATCCACCATTATGAAAAATTAATTACTAC